CATTATGATTAGTAAATTAAAAGATAGTGCAATGAGTATAGTATTTTATGGTTCATGGGCTATGTTGTTTGCCTTTATAATTTATACTGCAAACAAAACAGAATTAGATTCGTTAATTGATTTTAAAGGTGGTATACAGAATCATTTAGTATGGTCAGTCAAAGGTGAATGTCACTTTGTTAGGCCTGTAGGTAAAACAACCGTGACATTAGTTAGAGTAGAAGATTGTGATAAAAAATGACCAATAAAGATTTTAAACTAAGTAAAGAATCAAAACGTATGCTCGCTGGCCTACATGGTGAGAAGTATACACAATGGAAAAGAATGATGATTGATGCTGAAGAAGCCGAGAAGAAGGCAAAACTGGCAAAATACAAAGAGCGTAGTACAACCAACCAAGGAGAAGCAACATGAGTTTATTCATTGAAGTAGAATCAGTAGAAAAAGGATGTAATGTGATTGTAAATCTGGAAACAATTATTGAAATTGCTCCTTTACTTGAAGGTGGTTGTGCATTGTTTTATTCTGATGCTTCTGCTGTTGGTGGTAAAAGCCCAATGAAAGTCAAAAATAGTTACACACACTTTCAACAATTAGCAATGCAGATGGTTTCGTCTGAAGATATTGCCAAGAAAGTTAAAGCGCTAAAATCTGTTGCTATGGAGATACCAAAATTATGAAATTTAAGTTTACCGGTGAGTATGAACCTATGCCGTTTCAAGATGCAATAGCATCCAAGAGAAAGATAGAATTCGAAGCAGAATCTTTAGGTAGTATATTAGAACAGTTTGAAATGTTCCTCAGAGGTTGTGGTTATGTTTTTGAAGGTCAAATAGATATTGTGAATGACTTTGCTAAACAGGATGATGATTGTGATTTAGATGATGTTGACCAATTTTTTGATAGAGCTAAAGAAACATCTAAACAATTAGATACAGGTTATGCTTTGAATGATTTTAATCGTACCCGTCCAATTATCTGGCCGTTTCCTGATTCTAAAGAAACATATGAACAAGGCGGAGACCCAGCACATCCACCATCATATCAACCCGGTGCATCTAAAAAATTAGATGAGGAAAAATTTGGTGATTTTAATGCCGATGATCCTCGTAATAAAACATGGGAAAACAAAATTGAATGATTTGTTTCTAAACACATTTGAGTGGATTAAAAATGATTGGTATAGTAATCGTTTCCGTTTTATTGTTGAGTTGCTTGCTTGGGCTATTAGTATTGGTTGCGCAATCACGATGGCCATTACTGTACCCAATCCTCCGCTTCTGGTCTTATATCCTATTTGGATACTTGGCTGTGTTATGTATGCTTGGGCTTCTTTTACTCGCAAATCGTTTGGAATGTTGGCTAACTATCTTTTGTTAGTTACTATTGATACCTTTGGACTATTGAGAATGTTATGAATATATTTTACCTAGATAAAGACCCTAAAGTTTGTGCTCAAATGCACGTTGATAAACATTGTATAAAAATGATCCTTGAATATGCTCAACTTCTTTCTACTGCTCACCGTTTTCTTGATGGTACTGTGTCTATTGGCCTCGGTAAAACTGGTCGTAAACAAACTAGATATGTTCTTCCTGATGACCGTGAGTCTGTGTTGTATTCTGCTACTCACCTTAATCATCCTTCGGCAGTTTGGTGTCGCCAATCTGCTATGAATTACCATTGGTTGTATACTTTACTTGTTGAATGTTGTAAAGAATATACATACCGTTATGGTAAGGTACATAAGTGTGAGAGTAGTGGCTTGGTGAATAGATTACAAACTACACCAACCAATATTAATGGTACTAAAGATTTCACCGAACCAACACCAGCTATGCCTGATGAATGTAAATTGGCAGGAGATTCTATTAATTCTTATCGTAGATACTATGTAATGAATAAAGAACACCTGTGGTCATGGTCTGGCAAGATAAATAGTAGAGAACGACCACAATGGTTGACTGATATGTTAAAACAAGCGAAAGAGTCCTGTTATGCCATCATATGATTTTCTGAATACTGAGACAAATGAAATTGAAGAACACAAAATGTCCCACACAATTCTCCGTTCTTTTAAAGAGAAGAATCCGCATCTACAACAACACTTTATGGCCAAAAATCTGCCTGTATTCTCTGATGCTGGTCGTATGTCTGTTCCAGGTACTATGACTGCTGATAAGGCCTTTGAACAAGGTGTTATTCAGCGGATGAAAGATACTATTCCAGGTAATACCTTACACAAAAGCCACAAAACCAAGATGCCAAGGGAGTGGTAAATTATTTCTAACTAACTTAAGGAGTTCCATGAGCCAAAAGCGAATAATGACAAAAAGAGAGCGCCTATATCATGAATACAACAACAAAGAAAAAGTTAAAGAAGAATTAATAGAATTATCAAGAAACGTCAGGGAATATGAGGAGAAAGTAACTACCTCATCATTCGATCCACATAGAACATCATATTACAACTAGCATAAATATAAGTTTAACAATAAAAATAATAAAACACTATGACACTACCAGCTTCAGGTGCATTGTCACTCTCACAAATACAAACTGAAATGGGTGGATCCAATCCAATCTCTTTAAGTGAATACTATCGTAATGGAGGAATTGTTCGTAGCACTTATCCAGATGGAACTGGATCCATCAACAGTAATGTGCCGACATCAGGTGCAATATCTATGTCTAATTTTTACAATGGACAAGGAGTATTTGTCGCAAGTTTCGCCATTCTAAGTAACTATGGTGACTTTAATTTAGGTACTGTTTTGACTAATTCATATGGGTGGAACGGAGTAACGCCTGTCCTTTGTAGTGTAACTGTCAATCCAAACATTACCGTTTATGGTAGTACCGGCGCTACTGCGTTTACAATAGGATCATTTCCTGCTGGGTCTCTTATAAATGTTTATAATGATGGAATCATCGCTGGAGGTGGAGGCTATGGTGCTGCTCTTGGAGGTGCTGGAGGTCCTGGTGCAGCAGCTATGAGTATTTCTACTAGAACTAATATATACAATAATGGTGCTATTATAGGCGGCGGTGGAGGAGGAGGTGGCGGTGGGTATAGAACTGGATACTATACAGCAGCTGCTGGTGGTGATGGTGGACCTGCTGCAGCCGCAATTTATCAATATGCAAATATAACAATAACGAATACTGGAACTAATGGTAATGCATTAATAGCTGGAGGCGGTGGCGGTGGCGGTGGCGGCGCAGCTAGAATAAGTGATTCTGCTACATTTGAAACTGGCGGCGGCGGTAGTGGTGGAAGGTCAGGAACTCAAATTAGTCCAGCGTTTGGTGGTGCATCAACTTCATATTATACAAGATACATTGGTTATACTTTATACAATGAGCCAGAATCTGGCCGGTATGGTCCAACGACTGGACCTGGACGTACCTTATTTCAATCTATTGGTAATGATAATTTGGGTCCGTTTGGATCAGGAACTCCATATTATTTTGGACGAGGTGGAAGTGTTAATGAACTTGTACCTCCATACTCAGGTTATGATGACGTAACTGCCGGTTCGGGAAATTATGGTGGTGGTATTTACGATGATGGTTCCGGTAATATTTGGGCAGTAGCCGGATATCCTGGACTAACAGGTAGTAGTAACAATTATGCTGGTAACAACCCTTATACACCAGGCGCTGGTGGTGCCGCTGGTGCTGCAATTGTTCAAGTTTCTGGTACACTTTCATGGGCAGGTGGAACACCGGCCGGGGTTGTTTATGGTGCTTATCCTTAACATTAGAAAGAAAAATAACAATGATTATTGAACATTCAGATAGACAGGAACGTATTAGCTGTCCAAATTGTTTTTATGATATATCTCAAAAAGAAATTGATGTTTTGCATTGCAATAATTGTAATGAAGATATAGTTATAAGTTATCTGTGCATAGGAACTGTTCTTCCAGCTCCTGATCCAGTTCCTGATTCTGCGAATACATCAAATATTTAAGTATTTACAGCTTGACTATATAATAGTTTTATGATAGGATTACATTATGTTTACATATTGCCCACCAAAACCTCTGCAAGACCTTCAATCAACCACATTCCCTGATGGTAAGAGATACTACTCTTTACCTGATGGAACTAGATTGCCATCTGTCACCACCGTTCTAGGTGCACAAAAGAAAGAAGCCATCATGGCATGGCGTAAGAGAGTTGGTGAAGAAGTTGCCAATAAAATCTCAAAGAAGGCCACAGGTCGTGGCACCAATGTTCATACTCTATGTGAGAGGTACTTAAACAATAAAGGTACAGGTGATATGATGCCTGATGCCAAAGAAATGTTTGTTGCTCTTAAACCAGAACTTAATCGTATTAACAATATACACTATCAAGAACAGGCTCTATGGTCAACCCAATTAGGCATGGCAGGCCGTGTAGATTGTATTGCTGAGTTTGATGGTGAATTGGCGTCTATTGATTTTAAAACATCAGCAAAAATAAAAGTAAGAGAAAACATTTTAGATTATTTTTGGCAGACAACTGCATATGCTTTGATGTATGAAGAACTCATTGGTACACCTATAAATAAACTAGTTGTAATCATGGCAGTTGAAGATAACCCACCTCTTATCTTTATAGAGAAAACGGAAGACCACATTGATGGTCTAGTTGAGGCGATTAAATTTTACCGAGAACAAAAATGAAAAAGTTATTATTCGTATTACTATTACCATTTGCTGTATTTGCACAGATTAACCAACAATGTCCACAGTTTACAGTTAATGGTACACCACAATATGAACCACAAGCAGGTGACCAAGAAATATGCCATACAAATTATGCTGTGATTCACCGTTGTTCTGTTAAGGCACCCGTAGCAGTATTCGAACATTTAACAGTTGCTGCAATGACTGGTCCAGCAAAACGTAAAGATAACTTTAGACCTGATCCATTGGTGACACCACAATGTTCCGCTAGTCTTGCTGACTATGCTATTGTAGGTAAAACACATGACCGTGGTCACATGGCACCTGCAGGTAACAACACACAGAATGATGCTATCATGAGTGAGAGTTTTTATTTAAGTAATATGGTCGCACAGTTAGCAAACAACAATCGTGGTATTTGGAAACAATTAGAAACATGGGAACGCCAATGGGCTTCGGCACCTAATACAGATTTCTATATTATATCTGGTGGTATATTTGACCAAGGTCATCCTGTGATTGGCAATGGATTAGGAATGCCAACACGATTATATAAAATCATCATAGAGAAAAATAGTAAACAGGTTCAAGCATATATGATGCCTAATGCGGCCTTGCCTGTGGCAGATTTACCAAAATATCAAGTAAATATGACAGATATTGAGCAGGCAACTGGTATGAAATTCAATTTAGGTCAATAAATACCACTTTACTGATTGACTTTTCATAAATATTAGTGTATAATAGGACTATTATGAAAGTTAAAAAGTTACTTAAAAAATTGTATGAAGCTTGTGTTTATCATAATACTGATTTAGAGAAAAAAATCTATTTGAAGTTGATGCAAAAATCTTTGAAGAAAAAAGAAGAAGCTAAAACAAAAGCCGTACAATAAAGAATTCGTAGAAGTTATTAAAAAGTTTGGCAAGACGGGAGTGCGAATCTCCCCATCTCCACCGAAGCATATTAAAATCTGTAAAACGATTAGGGCTGGTATCCCAGAGTCACTCAGAGAAACTCTAAAGTGCCATAGTATGTTTCGTTGGGGATGAATAGAATCGATTGCCTGATTAGTATAATAATGGAGAATCGCCAGAGAAGGCGTAATAACTAAATTAAGTAACCGCAAACGATGAAAAGTATGCACTTGCTGCCTAAAAGGTAAGCGGAGTTTCGATGGATGAACTTAGCAACAGAATCATCCATCATTTTTTTAACAACAACGGAGTAACAATGAAGAAATCTCTATTAATTTTGGCATTATTAAGTGCTGGTCTAGTACAAGCTCAAGTAACAACAAACTTGGGTGCAACTAGTGATTACCGGTTTCGTGGAATTAGTCAAACTCAAAACGCACCTGCAATTCAAGGTGGTATTGATTATGCTCACAAAAGTGGTGTTTATATTGGTAACTGGAATTCATCCGTCAGTTCACAATTATACACTAACGGATCGGGTGTAGAAAGCGACTTATATGCTGGATATAAGAAAGAAGTTTTAGGAGTAACACTAGATGTTGGTTCTTATAACTATTTCTATCCACGGGCTTCTGTAGCTAAAACAAACTACGACACTAAAGAAGTTTATGCTGGCGTAGCAAAAGGTCCTGTTTCAGTTAAAGTAAGTCAATCACTAGGTGATTATTTTGCTACTAGTAATAGTAGAGGCACAAGATATTTCCAAGCTGATGTAACATATCCAGTTGCTGGTACAAAAGTTAGTGTTCTTGCTCACGCAGGTAAAACTGATGTTGCAAACAACACAGCTTCGGATTACACAGACTACAACTTTGGTCTAGGTTATAATATTGCTGGCTTCGATGTAACTGCCAAGTATTATGCCAATACAAACAAAACTTCAACATTTCAAACAGCCAACACCTTAAACGGTCAGAAGTTGTATAAGAATGCTGCAGTATTGTCCGTATCAAAGACATTCTAATTAATAGAGTTTTACTGTTCTCTCCAAAAACAGTTTCTAAAACCCCCATCTAAAAATCAGAAGTTCTTGGGTCCAAGGTCAGAGCACCGACTGTAAACAAAAGGAGATATGATGTTCTCATCAAAATCACTAAAACACATAGCAATATTTTTAATCGCAACCATTCTTGCCTATACAATTCCTACATTGGCACAGGATATGATTGCCAACCAGATACAGGAAGAGGTATCAAAAGATTTCAAAAAGCAAATGGAATGCTTAGCTAGAAATATCTACCATGAGGCCGCATCGGAGTCATTTGAAGGTAAACTAGCCGTAGCACAGGTCGTATTGAACCGTGCTAATGATCCTAAATTTCCTAAAACAATTTGTGAGGTTGTCTACCAAAGAACATACTCGGCAAATAACCTATTAATATGCCAGTTCTCATGGACTTGCGTAAAGAATCTGGTAGTTCAAAACAGGTATCAATGGCAAGAATCAGAAATAGTTGCGAGGATGGCCTTGACAGAACCATCGGTTCATGATAAAATAGCAAGGACAAATTCAATGTATTATCATGCCAGTTATGTAAACCCTGGATGGAATTTGAAGAAGGTTACCAAGATTGGTCAACACATATTTTATAAGAATTGATATGCCCACAAAAGATGAAATTTCAGAATTTAGTATGATGATTAAAGAATTGGCAGTAAACAAAAAGATTGGATTGATGGATGCTATTTGCCATCATTGTAAAGAGACTGGTTTGGAAGTTGAGGTGGCGGCCACTCTCATTTCTTCTGCCTTAAAGTCGGAGATTAGAGAAGAAGCACAGTCACTCAACTTAATTAAAAAGACCTCCAAGCTGCCTATATGAACGAGGGAACAGGTTTTGCAGCCTTTGCATTGTATAATGCTTTGAAGCTGCACTTTACATCAAAATCCTACGATTACTTTAAGTATAATGGTAAGACTAATGTAACCAAAACTACATTTTCTTCCCGTAAGGACAAGTATTCATTCTATAAACTCAGCCGCAAATACTCTTTGGATGAATTAAAGCAATTCTATATTGCCAATTTCTTAGAAGGTGATAAGTGGGTTGGTGAAATGACCAATGCTGAAGGTGAAGATGCCTACAAGAAGTGGATGAAAAGACAACAGAGCTTGACTTATATCTTTGAGAATGATATCCTATACCTTGTGGATCATTTTGAGAATGATAAAGAGTCCATCATTAAAGTGTATAACGGTGAGCATCCAAATTTGTTAAGCTTATTGATGCGAGATAAAGTATCAATAGAGACCGTTGTTATAATGAATGATATACTAAATTTTTGGCCGATGTGGACAGAAAAGATTAAAGAAGATATTATTTGGCCAATATGGCAGATACAGATTGAAAAGTATACGCCATTTGTTCAATACGATAAAGCAGTTTTTAAAAATATATTAGTAAAGAATTTTAGATGAAAAACATTTACCTTGATATGGATGGTGTGATTGCTGACTTTGGTAAAAGATATCAAGAGTTATTTAAGATGACCACCAAAGAAGCCGAAAAAGACAAAAAATGGGGGCAATCCTTTGATAAGTTTGTTCAAGACAGGCATTTTGCCACATTGGATTTAATGCCAGAAGCCATAGAATTGATAGACTATTTAAAAGGTACTGGTATACCAATTACCATTCTTAGTTCTACTGCTAGTGATAAGAGAGACCCATTAATCAGGCCACAGAAAATGGAGTGGTTGAGTAAGCATAAGATAGACTTCCCTGTTATCCTAGTGCCAGGTGCGCACCTAAAGAAGGACTACGCAACTCCAAACTGTATTCTAATAGATGATACAGCAAAGAATATTGATGGCTGGAGGCGAGAAGGTGGTATTGGTATACTTCATGAAAGTTTCTTACATACACGCATAATTATGTCTATGTATGCTTGACAAACGCCTAAATAAATGATATACTATATTTTGTAGTTGATTATGAGTAGTTTTTGAAAGCAGTTATATTCCGTTTATACACCGTTAATAAGGAGCATTAATATGAGTTTTGCAAATCTCAAACGCCAATCAGGCAATCTGGATAAACTATCCAAAGCAATCGAAGCATTAAATACACCAACAGAAGGTTCAGAGAAGTCAGATAATTTCTGGCGACCAGAAGTAGACAAAGCAGGTAATGGCATGGCCGTTATTCGTTTTCTACCTGCCGCAGAAGCTGATGGTGATGATGCCTTACCGTGGGTTAAAGTATTTTCACATGGATTCCAAGGTCCTGGTGGTTGGTTAATTGATAATTGTTTAACGACAATGAATCAACAATGTCCAGTATGTGAGCATAATTCTGGATTATGGAATTCAGGTATCGAAGCAAACAAAGAAGTAGTCCGTAAGCAGAAGCGTAAGTTGAATTATATCGCCAATGTCTATATCATTTCGGATCCAAAGCATCCAGAGAATGAAGGCAAAGTGAAGTTGTTTAAGTTCGGTAAGAAAATCTTTGATAAGATTACCGAAGCAATGAATCCTGCTTTTGAGGATGAGACAGCAATCAATCCATTTGACTTATGGAAAGGTGCCAACTTCAAGTTAAAGATTCGTAAGGTTGAAGGCTATCAGAATTATGATAAGTCCGAATTCGAATCAGCATCACCATTGTTAAACGATGATGAAGCAATGGAAGCAGTTTGGAAAAAAGAGTTTGCCTTATCAGATATGACTAAGGCAAGTGAGTTTAAATCTTATGAGGTTCTGAAGCAGAGACTAGATAAGGTACTTGGTCTAAATGGTGAAGTAGTGAAGCCAAAGACTACAGTAGAACAACTCAAAGAAGCACCTAAGAAAGTCCCAGCATTAGCCGAAGGCGATGATGATGATATTTCTTATTTCTCTAAGTTGGCTGAAGAAAACTAAAATCCCATGCAAGTATGAAACCCCGCTTCGGCGGGGTTTTTTATTATACCATGTGTAGGTTCTGCCTTGCTATTTTTTTGAATGTGGATTCTTCTAGTCTTACACCAGTTAATTGTTCTACCGTTAAACCATCAGTATTTTGATTTATGACAGTAATCTTTTTAGAATTATCTGCCACAATAGAACCACCATTTGTAGTTTCGGATGTTAAATTTTGATTTACAATACTACCAGCACTTAATTTATTTCCCGTATCAGGTGACTGAGAATTATCAATAGACATTTTTTGTTTGTTATACTGTTGTTCTATATCAGGTGAGTATGAATTACCCATAGACTTACCCGCATCAACCGCATCCATTTGAAGTTTACTTAATGGTTTGCCTGGAATTAAAGGTTCACCAGCAAGGCTATAACTATAGGTAGTTGTGCTCGTATTTTTTGGTTCTCCTGTATTCGCAACAGCAGCCATCTCTGGTGCTTTTACTTCAGTAACAGTTGGAGGAGTAAGTGCACTATCTTCAGTATTCGCATCTGAAACTGTCACGGGATTGGCTATAGGAGCAATCTCACCACCTTCGTCTACAGCAGCTTTTTTATCCAGTGTAGCTGTTGGTTTTTCGGATGATGGTTTTGGTAAAACAGCCTCTGCTGGTACTTCAGCTGCCTGCGTAGGTAAAACTACAGGTGTGGCTGGTTTTTCGGATGATTGTTTTGGTAAAACAGCTTCTGCTGGTACTGCAGCTGCCTGCGTAGGTAAAACTGCAGGTGCGGCTGGTTTTTCATATGCACCAGGATCCAATTCAGGTGAATTACCTGCCTCAGCAGTTTTTTCTACATTTTGTTTTAATAACTTCTCTACAACTTCCATTATTGCAGACATTCGGTTATTAAATTCTGGATCTTTTTCTGGATCTATTTGATAAAGTTCTTTATAAATGTCTCTAGCAGCTAGTGTAACATCTACGGCTGCACTAGCTGCTGTACCGGCAACAGGTATTGTTCCTGCAGCTCCTGATATAAGTTCGCCTGTTGCACCAACAATATCTCCACCAAACAATCTTTTGGCCGCAAAACCTAAACCTGCAACAAGTCCAATTAAAGGTATTTTTGTGGCAATCATTTTAAATGCGCTTTTTGCCAATACCTTCTTAGCAGCCGTTTCAATTGCTTCTTTACTTGCTACTTTAGCAATTGTTGCAACACCTTTAACTGCGGCCACAGTTCCTTTAACTGCTGCACTTGTTGCTTTTAATGCTCCTTTAACTCCCGAAACTGAAGTGGGTAACATCGATAATAGACCAGAATCACCACCAGCATTACTAACTGTCTCAGTAATTTCTTTTAATTTTTCTAATAGAATTTTTCTGAATGAATCAAACTCTTTGAGAGTTAATTTAGATACATCATTCTGTGGATTACCAGTAATTGTTTTAATTAATTCTTTGTTCCAAGCATCTTTTTGTTTTTTTAGTTTTTCGCCATTATCTTTTTTTGTTAAATCTAAATCGTAAGTATTTTTTAAAGCACCATAAATTTTATCTAACATCTTTGCTAATTCACTATCACTACCACCTTTTTGTTTTGCTTCTGGTGTTGCTGTAGATTTTTCTAATGATGGTATTTTACCAACTTTTTTGTTTTTTACGGAAGAAATTCTACCAGTTCTATCATCTTCTACATCTTCTTCATTTTTCCCATAACCAGTAAATTTTTGAATATCTGATTCTTTTCTACCCATGGCACGACCAAGTATGGCACCAATTTTATCACCGTATATTTTTGTGATAATATTCATTGGATCAAATTTGTCTTTAAAACTGGCCACCTTTGCTTTAGCCTTTTCTGAGAGAGCTTCTTCTAAAGCATTCCGTATTGTTTTACCATCATTAAATAATTTTTGAAATATAATTTCTTTTAGTGGTCCTGTTCTGAAATCTTGTCTACCAGCTAATTTTCTTTTTTTACGATAAGTTCTTCTTCTACTACCTTGAACCAATTGTGGACTATCCATAAAAGAAGAAACGTCTGGTGATTCAGGAGTTGTTTCTGCTTTTGGAGGTGCACCTAATTTTATCCTTTCAGCACTACTTGCTGGTCGACCATATGCACCAGTTGTACCTAAGATATACCAATATCCTTTATTTTGAAATGCAGTTGGGTCCCAAACAAAGATTTCATCTTTGAGTCTTTTAGTTATTGGTAATTTTTTTGCCATTACTCTATCCTCTTAATTCATATTGGCGTTCGGTATATTCATTTGTAATTCCAATAAATGTAGGATAATCAGGTAAATCTTCAGCTTTCAAAGTTCTTGGATTCCCTTTTTTACCTATCTCAGCTGTGGTTGTAGAATTATCAATATATGAAGGTGGTTTTTTATTTGCTTCTAATTCTTTTTTCTCACTAGTAACTTCTGCTAATTTTGTGGCAGGCGTGTTTGCAGATTGTGTTCCTAAAATACTAACTGTTCCTTCTCGTTTTTTATTAGGTTCTGGTACTGTAGTTGGTGCTACTGGTACTTTAGCTGGTGTTGTAGCTGGAGTTGCGGTTGTTGATGGAGTAGATGGTGTAGTTTCACCAGCAGAGTGTGGAGTTAATTTGCCTTTTTTCTCTAATCGACCTTGTAATTCTTTTTCAAAATCTTTTGCTTTTAATTTATGTAATTCTGGATTGTTACCTACAGCATATTTTTTAGTGGCCATTACTTCAGCCACAGTCATATCACTATCACGATTTTGATAAACAGCGGCCGCACCACCTGCGCCGAGATAGTGTGCCATATATTGATAACCTGGCGTTAGTGGTACTCCTAATTTTTTTAATGCTGCCATATCATCTGCTCTCAAACGACTATTTAATCTGTCTTGTATTTCTGAAGTAAATTTTTCATCCATACTAAGGCCTTCTCTTTGAACAAGTCCTGGAAGAAATTTACCTTCTTTATTAATTCTTCCAAATAAAGTTGTTGGCATCATTTGGTATTTACCAACAGCACCAGCCCCTTGACCATTTTCAGACCTTTTTATTCCAAATTCTCTTACTTCAGATAAGGTCATCTCAGTTAATTTTTTGGGTGGTGCAACATAAGTTTTACTAGGAACTACGTTACCTTTTTTATCCAATTTATCACCATAAGTTATATCATAATTTCCACCAGACTCGGCAGCTCCAATGGCTTGGTCAATTACAGCTGTTGCACCAGCCGCAACACCAACTTTGGCTGCTGTTGAACCTGGACTAGATGTTGGTGCTG